CATTTGCTTTATTTTCTTTTCTTCTAAATCTTATAACATTACCTATGTTAAATTCATTTTGAAATTCTTGAATTGTAAACGCTCTTAAAGTCTTTTTCTCTTTCTGCTCTCTAACACACATAGCGGGTATTACAAAGTTGAAATAAGATGTATTCTCAGAATCAACTTTCACAGCATAACCGTGAACCGGATCTATGTAATCTACTTTACCTTTTCTGCATCTGTCTATGTTATTAAAATCATCAATATCATTTGAAGCATAGACTTCAATACCAAACAAATTATCATTATTTCTACAATATAGCGTATAAACATCTTGTAAATCGAGACTTATTCTTTTATCAAATTTCATTTTTAATCCTTTAAAGTAACTTCAAGACACTCATAGTCGCATTCGTCAATATAATAATTTTTGACTTCTCTATTTAAATAATATTCAAATTCTTTTAAATAATACTCATCGAGATAAATTTCATCTCCATAGTATGAATTAAAATGAACCCAAATCCCCTCGGGATATTCTTTCAAGGTTTTTTCAGCTAACTCTTTAAATGTCATTCTTCAACTCCAAAAGGTTTCCAATCACCAGTTTCAGTAAATCTCCATTCGTAATCCTCAAAGAGGTCTTGAGGTGAATATGTAGATGTTCCTAAAGAAATAAAGGATACACTGTCATTTTTTCCATAAAATATACTTGAACATATACATTTTTCAATTTCTTGACTTTCTTTATCTTTTATAAAGAGAATATCACCTACAGTGAACGGCAATTCCTTTACTGAATTATACGCTCTAAATTTTTTACATGCTTTAACCATACATTCAGGTAGAAAAAATTTAAAATATCCTTCTTTAGTTTCAAACGGATAGGGGGATTTTTTAACTCCTTTTAACTCACGAAAATAAACAGTATGATTATCAAGATTCGCGTAATCTTCTAAAATGTTGCTGAACCAACCTTTTGAGTACTGTGAAACTTCTTCAACATTTGAGAAACAGTCATACGGGTGGCATTTGTTTATAATTCTATCATCAAGTTCTAACATACTTCTTCGTCCTTATCTCTAAATCTAGGTATTAAAGCAATTCCCTTTAAATTTATTTCTGTTACTTTACCGTCTTTAGTTTTAAAAGTGCCTTCACATTCTTGTGAATAACCGATTAAACGGTTGTTGTAATCTTTGAGTTTTTCTTTAAGTAAATTTATAAAATCATCAGGAACTTTCATTTCTTCGGGTATTTTAGTGCCAAAATACAATGGTCTGCTTTGCATTTCTAATTTTGCTTGTTCCATTTTCCACTTTTCAAGTTCTTCTTTTGAGAGTTGTCTTATGTTTTCAAATTCTTCTTTTTTCCATTTTTCAAATTCTTCTTTGGTCATTTTATTTTTCAACTCCTTTAAAGTTATATATGTTTCACAATACATGAGCAATCTTTCAAATGCTTTAATTTCATAATCAGCATATTTCCATTCATACTCTTTCATGTTTTCAAGATACTTTTTCAAAAATATCAAATCGGTTTTTGCTCTTGTAAGTTTACTCATTTTTATCATCAATATACCATGAAAGTTCTTGTGTTTTTGTTTTTTCAAGCTTTATACGGGATAAATAACCTCTGAAAAAACTAATAACTTTTTCTATTTCCGCATATTCAAAGTTTGCTTTATGTTGTTCCAATAAAGTAATAACAAGATCTATCGCTTTAATATCATTGTTAATCGCTTCCATATAATGTTCAAATCCCTCTTTAAATTTAGACATTTTCAACCTCACTCATAATCCAAAACGTACTCATAAAAATCAATTTTACCTTTTTGAAATGCTTCTTCAGCATTATTATTCGCATTTTCCCTATCTGCATAAGCAAGAGCAAGTTTCATTTTAACTTTCATTTCAATTTCATTCCAAGGTACAAGTATAACTATTGAATTATACTCATTCCATGCGGTTTCAACACCTTCAGCATAAGGCTGACATTTATTTTGAAGTAAATGTTCAGCACCAATATCTTTCAAATTATATATCACTACTATTAACATATTACAAACAACCCATTAATTCAATACAAGTTGCACATAAATTCAAATTCTTATCTCTTACTTGTTCTGTTTGGAATTGACCTTTTGCAAGTGCCAATACAGCATTAGGAATTTTACTAAACATATCAATATTCTTGTAGAAGTATTCATACGCAATATCAGGATTAGGTAACGCATTTACTTTTGAAATTAAGGTTTGATAATCCTTTGCTCTCATAGCATCTATAACGTCATCTAAGTTTGCGGATTCTTCTACAACAACAAATTTACCATTTGCTATTGAGCGTTGTAAGCATCCAATCATGTTCCTAATTTTAGGATAACAGTTATGGATAATTTTAACAATGTTAGCTTTTACATCTTCATTAAAAGTAACACCTTCTGATTCACATATAAACTTCAAGCGTTCAAAAATAGGTTTAACCATTTCTGATTTTGGAAATTCAACAAAGTTGTAATTTTCTAATCTATCTAATAACGGTTCAATCATTTTTGACTTATAATTGCCCGTGAAGATAAAAGAGCAATTACCACTGAACTCGTCAATAAAAGAACGAAATGCTTGCTGTGCATCCTTTGAAATATTGTCCGATTCATCTAGTACAACAATTTTTGGAGAATCTGATAATGAATTGCTTGATGCGAATTGCATGAGTTTTGATCTTAATAAATCAATACCTCTTTCAAGTGAAGCATTAACGAATAACGCATCAGCATCAAGTGATCTGATTAGTGCTTTAGAAGTCGATGATTTACCTAAACCAGGTTCTTGTGACCAGAATCCAAGATTAGGTAATTTACCTTTTTCAATACATTGTTTTAACCTGTTTTTTAAAGTTTCAGGTAAAATAACATCATCAATAGTTTTTGGAGAGTACTTTTCGTACCAAATAGAATCAACTGCCATTTAAAAAATCCCTTTAATGTGTTTTTATTATTATTATTATATTATAAACAATTTTTAATTAATTTTCAATTCGTTTTAATCCGATAATGCTTTTAAACGTAAACCTTCATTTGACCATATTTTAACCATTTTCAAATACTTTAATTCTTCATAAGCTCCAAAACTTTGATTTGGATCTATAACCCATTGTACATCAAAATCAACTACAGGTTGTTCGTCAAAAGGATCTAAAGATAAAATCCTTTCACCGTCTACTTCAAATAAATCAGCACTAAGGCAGATCCAATATTTTTTGAGTTCCTTAATCTTCATAATATTTGTTACCTAAGTAGTCTTCTATCCATACCCAACCCATACCACGATATTCAATTCGCTTAAATGGATTTATAATTCCTACACCATCATAAGTACAAACAATATCCTGTCTTTCATGTCCAGGATTTTCAATTACTTCAAAATCAGTAAATTGAGCATTCCCATTAAAAAATTTAACTTCATCAGCCCATTCGTTCATTTCCTTTAAAAGGGATTCTTTATCATTAAATGATATTCCCATAAGAATAATTGCTTTTGCACTTGGATTTAAGTTTTCAATTTTCATAATAGTTTCACCTCATCAATAATTCTTTTAAGTCCTTTGATAATATCTATAGCGGCATACTTATTTGAGTCCATTGCTATGGATATGTAATCAGTTTCACCTATATTATCGGTGATTTCAAGAATTTCGGTTTCTTGATCATAAGAAACTTTTAAATCGAGCAATTCGATAATTGGTTCAAACATCTTAACTACATCTGATTTATCTTTATTCATAAGTTCACCTTTACACTTTTTTCAACAATATTCAAAGATTTTAAGAGCATCTGATTATATGAATGTTCTTCCACAAATTCAAGATACTCTTGTACCTCATTTGCTGTATATCCAGCGTTTACCATAAAATGTATAGTTTTTTCTATCACTAGAGAAGCATTCCCTAGTATTTCTTCAAAATTCATTTCCTTTTCTCTAATTCAATTTTGCCAATGTTTTCACCGCTAATTTTAACACACTTTCAACTTCATTCAGAGCTAAAGCCATGTCCATAAAATTATCAATCATAAAATCGGTTGACGTATCATGGTTTTCACCGTAATCAGTGATTGCCCACACCACATATTCCATGATTTCCATTTTATTGTTTGTATCTACATTTGTAAGCGTGTATTTCATAATACCCCCTTCATTCAATATGATATAATTTATAGCCTTCGGCGATGTAGGAATTTGCTACATCGTAAATGTCCTTTGAGATTTCGCAGTATTTCCATTCTGTCCATTCAACAAGGCAGAAATTAAATGCGATTTTTGTTCCTCTTTCTGTAGGAGTGAGTTCGACAACATCTGTAATCATGTTGTTACCGGATTTTGTTGGAGTGTATTTTCTTAATTCAATCTTCATATTTCAATCCTCATTTTAATTTTACAATTATTTCTTTAAAAATAAAATCATTTCGTAAGCATTTTTGAATAATTTTATTTCGCCGTCTGGCATGTGTAATCCGTGATTATCGTTTTTCAATAATTCAGAATCCTTATCAAAAACCGCAAGAATTTGTCCTATTAAACCTTTTTTAGTTTTTGCAAACAAAGGCCAATATGAATCAAAGTCATTTTTAAAAATAAATCCATATTTTCCTTTTAATGATTCTCTGTAAAATTTTTCGTTTTCCGTCATTGTTCAATCCTCATTTTCAATTTTGTGATTTTTCATTTTTGCATTTACATTATAACATATAAATATAATAATGTCAACAATTATTTTAAAAATTTTTTAAAAAGGTTGTAAAATGATTTCGTTACATGATGCTGTTAAAAAGATACATGATACAAAATGGACTTTAACGTCAAATTTTTACGTTCTTTTAGAACCTACAAATAAATCTCAAAAGTTATGGACTGAATGTGGTTTACCTATATCTTCACATGACGATCTAAATCTTTATATAAAGGATTTTACATTACCTCAGATAGGTAGCGGTTCACCCGTAGAAACTTTTGTTAATAACCGTTATAGATTATCACACGGTGTCTTTGATCCGGTTGCTATAAATTTAACCTTTAAAGATTTTGATTCTTTGAAACTTTATAGATCGTTCGTTAAATATACTTATGAGTCAAAACTAAAATATCCTGACGAGTATTTGATAAATTTAAGAGTTTTTAAAATTAGGGATCACCAACAAGGTGCCAACATGCCTGACTCGTTTGAAGTTATGAGTTTTGATAAGTGTATAATCAAAACTGTTTCACAGGTAACATTAAGTAATGATAACGATCCACAGATAGCCGAATTTACGATTGAAATAAAAACTTCAAGAGAACCAACAATAGGAAATTATAATGTATAAAGAATTAGAGATTAATGGCAAAAAAATAAATTACAGAAAATGGAAAGTCAAAGATAAAAAGAATTTTGATAATGCCGTTTCTGTAATTGATAAAAGAAAGATAATGGTTTATGACTGTTTAGAAAATCCTGTTCCTTTGGATATTGAAGAATACAATTATCTTTTATGCTTAATTCGTGATTATTCTTTAAATGAAGATATCCATTATTCTGTAGAATGTTATAACTGCGATACTTTAAATGAAATAAACTTATCAATACAAGATATTGTTTCATTTAAGGAAATGGATTTTTCACCTATTGTTATAAATAAAACTGTTATAGAACTTCAAAATATAAAAGATATAAATTCTTATGAAGAAACGGTAACAAACACTTTAACTAACTTAGAAAAATATATTGCTGATTTATCTTTTCATGTTAAAACTATAAATTCTTCTGATGTTTCACAAACAGAAGTATTGGACTACATTTATAATCTTGATATAGATATTTTTAATAAACTCATTAAAGAATGGGATAAAAGAAAAAATAAATGTATTTATAAAGACAAATTTATTTGTCCTAACTGTGGTAAAGAAATTGAGTTCAATTTTGAAAATATACCAAATTTTTTCCCCGAAAGTTGGAAACTCTAAATGTATAGAATTTTTAAATTAGGTAATAAAAATTTACTTGTTAAACCTTATACAACAGAACTAGAACTTGATGTTTTAGAAACATTAAAGTTTAATGATTTTGAAGAAGAGGATTTAGAACCTTTAGTAGATTATTTTTTAGAAAAAACTGTTAAAAAAGTACCTAATTTATCAAAACTAGAAAAAATTTTGACAGTTTGGTTTATAAGAATGATAACAATAGGTGATGAGTTATCTATAGTTTTTAAATGCAAAAAATGTGGAAAAACCCAAAACAAAGTTATAAATTTATCTGATTTTATCAATATACCTACTTTATGTTCTGAGGATGTTAAACCTAAAATACTTTCTGAAAATGAATTTGCATTACTGAATAAAGATGACGAACTAGATGAAGATATGGATATTGAAACGTACCAAAATATAAATTTATTTGATTATTATTTTATATATAAACAAAAAATCATGTTTAATTGCGGATATTGTGACTTTGAATCATTTACAAATTTAATAACGTATAAAAGTTGTTTATCATTTTTAAGTGAAGAATCATTTGAATCTTTAACTTCTTGGTTACATATTTTAGTTTATTCTGATAATCTTACACGAACTGATATTCTTAATATGACACCTATAGAAAGAATGATTGAAATAAGTTACTTTAAAGAACAAACAAAGGAAACTGAAAATGCCGAATAATCTAAATTTTATCAAGAATAACTTTAAACCTGATAAAATAACTCAGAAAAATATTTTGGATTTTCTTATAAAACAGGAATCTTCATTACAGAAGATGCTTGACAATGCTAACGGCGATGTTCTCGTAGAACTTCAAAACATGAGAACAATAGCAAACATAAACGATAAGATACCTAAAATAAATGAAAAACTTTATGCTGAATTGTTAGATACAATAACACTTGATAAAAAGCGTCCTTTAAATCTTATTTATGATGAACGTCTTAAAAAGTTAACTTTAACTCAAGAAAAAATTTATAAGGTCCTTGCAAAAATTGAAGAAGACCTTATTGATGAACAAGATACTTCAATAAAGAATAAAGATAAAACTAATTTTAAAGATATGAGTAAATTAGATTTAGAAAAATATATTAAAGATCTTGTTAATAAAGAATTTGAAAATTATGATACTAATGGAACCAATTTAGTAGGTTCAATACTTTCAGGTGTTTTAGGTGCTGGTGCACTCAAATATCTGTATAATAAAATTAAACCTTCTAAAGACAAAATCAATAAATTAGAAGAAAAGAAAAAAATTGAAGATAAGAAAAAAATTGAAGAACAAAAGAAAAAGGTAGATAAAAAAACAAATAAGAAACCTGAGAAAAAAGTTTCTTCAAAAATGGAAAAATTTAGCTCTAAAATAAAGAAATTAAAATCATTCAAAAAACTTTCAGCTAAAATTTTGACAAAAGCAGTAGCATTAGGTTTACAACCAGAAATATGGATACTTCTTGAACTTATTGATGTTTTCAATAAAGTAGCCAACTACTGGGCTGATGTTACAAAATATATTCAAACAAGATATTGGTCACCTATTGATAAATTAGAAGAATTTATTTTTGCTTTTTGTGCAGGTGTTTCTGAATGGTTAAAAGAAAATTTAGAACTTATAGAATTTTTGAATGAACTGATACTTGAAGTTTTCAAAAACACTAGAGAATTTATAGACTGTCTTGAAAATCCTGTAGTTAAAGAATTATTAAATATTGTTTCCACAATCATGCCTTTAGGTAAACTTTTAGGTCTTATTTCTGAATTGATGGATAAAGAAATTAAAAAGTGTTTACAAACGGGTTTATATGGACCTGAATGTGGAATAGAAGTCCTTAACTATTGGTATAGTTTTTCTGAAATAAGAGCATTTGATAAATTCTTTGATTATATGGGTATGAACCCACATTTAGATAATGCAAAGAAACAAGGATATGTAAAAACAGGTTATTTTAAATCTGCTAAACTTGTTGGTTCTTCAACTGATATTGCAAAATCTTATACAACAGAAGAACTTAAACAAATGATAGCTCAAGGTGATTTATCAAGAGAAACTATGAACAAAGTTACAATGGCTCTTACTTCAAAAACAAAATATACCGATTTTGAAGTAATGAAATTAAGAGCAGTAAATAACAATCTTGATCCATTGATAAATTCTTTGTCTATAAATACAACACCTTTTGGTAAAAAATGGAATGAGTTTGCTCAATTATGCTATAGTCAAGTTAAACTTCACCCAAGTCAGTGTATTCTTGAAGGTCATTATCTAAAAGAAAAGTTTTTAACTGAAATAGCACCTAATATATTTTCTTATGATAATAAAGAAGAAAGTATAAATGAAGCAAAAGAATTTTTTAATTTGCTTTATAAAGAAATTTTAAATTCAAAAATCAATACAAAAGATATTGAGATGTGGAGAACAAATCCAACATATTGGTTATTCTTTACTGTTTATGGCACTGTTATTCTGAGTTATAAAATTAGAGATGTTATAGGTTTTGAAAAACTCAAAAAACAGTATAAAATGATAAAACCTAAAATAAGTAATGGAAGTGCTGTTATAAACAAAGTAATAGGACACTTTGATGTTTCCACAATGAAGTTAATACCTTTGTTTGCTCAACAAAATGATATTGTATTTAAAGAATATTTTAAAAACAATGTTATTGTTTCCCAAAAACAAGATTATGCAACAATAGGTACTTCAAATACTTCTACTTCAAACGTTTCAAATACACCTAAACAAGATATAAACATAACACCAGGTGTTTCACAAACACCTAAAATAGAGTCAACTGCAAAACTCGGCGATGTTCAATCAATAGTTTATGACTTTTTAACAAATAAAATGAAGTTAACCAAAGAACAAGCTGCAGGTGTTATGGGTAACATAATGCAAGAATCATCATTTAATCCTAAAGCTCATAACAAACAAGGCGGAGGTGATGGCGCATTTGGTTTATTCCAATGGAGAGGTGAACGACTCAGAAAATTAAGAGAATTTGCTAAAGGCAGAGATATAAACGACCCAACTGTTCAAATGGAATACCTTCTTGAAGAATTATCCACTACAGAAAAAAGAGCATTTGAAGCACTGAAAAAAGCAACAACAGTCGAAGAAGCATCCATAGCTTGGTCTGAAAAATTTGAACGTGCAGGAAAAGGTGCTGAAAACTCAAAAAGAATTGGTTATGCAAACTCATATTATAATACAGTATCAAATTCTACCGTTCAAGGAAATGTAGCAACAGAAGCAACACAAGTAACACCTTCAACTTCAGGTACACCTAGTGTTCAAACACCTCAGAATATTTCTGGTAATGGTATTGCTATGGCAGCCAATTATGCTCGTAAATATGCACACTCAAAATCTCAAGGTAGGTGTGCAAGATATGTAGCTAATGCTTTACAAGCAGTTGGTTTTAAATTCCAACGTCAAGGTAGTGCTTATATGTACCACACGAATGGCGTTTTAAAGAAAATGGGATTCAATATTGTTTCCAATGACTATAGAGGATTTAAACCTGAAGTCGGTGATGTTTGTGTTATAAACCGTTTCGGTAATCACAAACATGGACATATCTGTATATGGGATGGTAGAAATTGGATTTCAGATTTCATTCAGAAAAATGCTTCACCTTATAAAGATGGTGCACCTAATGGTGCATGGATTTATAGATATGGTGGTACTGCTTTAGAACCTATAAAAGAATTACAGACTGATTTTACCAATTACTCAGAAGTTGAAAATTATAACTTTGATAAACCTATTCAAAGTTTCGAGCAACAAAAACAACAAAGACAACAAGTAGAAAATCCTATTGTTAATATAAATGAAAAAGAGAATACAAGATTAGAACAAACAAAAGCAGAAGATTTATTTTATTTAAAAATTGAAGATTGCGTTTAAAAATCGCCATTGATATGTTTTAATTAATTTTTTCTATTATATAGAAAATATTATTAATTGATTTTTTGATTGATTTAAAAGCGCTTTAATGTGTTTAAATTGATTTTTTTCTATATAATAAATAATTTTTAATTGATTTTTAAAATCGCCTTTATTATGATTTCCTATTATAATTATTATTAATAAAAAAATCCTATTCAAAATTGAATAGGATTAACTTTTACTTAGGATAAAAATGGAAGTTATGAAGTTAGATTTCTGTAATACCGTTATCAAGATCTTTGAACAATTCAGGATCTTTTGAAGTTTGTGGCATATCACCTCTATCAGGTGCATCAATAATAGGGTGATTATTAGATTTTAATCTCACACAATTTTTTAAAACCTGTTCAATAGGATCTACATTAGGATCTTCATAATGCTTTGATAAAATTTCTTTTGCTTTATCAGTCATATTTTTTTCAAGATATTCTTTTATTTGTTTTTCAGATAACTCAAATAAATTTTTACCTTTAGCATCTTTTCTATTAAGAGTTCCCAAATTTGAACCTATTGTTGCTTGAATTGCTTTCAATACCGAAATAGGTGATAAATCACAATCAAGATTTATGGTTTCTACTTTTGCATTTTGGTTCATAGCATATATTTCAGACCATCTATGGTGACCATCAATTATGAAAACGTTTTTAAAAGTCACAATAGGTTTCTTAATTACTGCAACATCTTTAAATACAAATTCTGCATTTTTGGCATCTTTACAAATATAATTTAAGGTTTCTTCTGTACCAATTTCATTTTGTGTAGGAATAAATATGTTTACAGGTTTAACCTTTTTCTCTATTGTCATATCTGTATCAGCATATTCACCGCCAAAACCTAAACTAAGTATAAACTTTAATTTAGGATCTTTTACTAAATCTTCAATAAAGTCAACACTATCTTCATAGTCTTTATCTTTTAACATGGAAATAAGTTCATCGTAAACTTCTTTATTGGTTTTCTTTTTTACATCTTTTTTCAATAAAGATAAATCGGAACTATTGGATTCCATTACTTCATAGAATTTCATTTTTTATCCTTTTTGTCTTTAAAAACACCGTATAAATCATTATACTGTAATGCTTCAATATAATCAGAATTTATTTTTCCTAAATCTTCAGTTTCAAAATACTTTTTATAAAGATTTTGTAATTCTTCTAAAGAAATATGGTTTCTATAAACATCTTTATAAAAGATATTATCTTTGCTTAATTCAGGTTCTTTAAATTTTAATTTATACCTTTTTCTATCAGCGATAAAGGTATTCAAAAACTCATAAGAAAAATCTTGTTTTTCCCTTCTGACTTTAAGAACATAAGCATAAGATAAATTATAGTATTCACAGAATGCTCTAACACTTCTATGTTCAATACCATTTTTATCTTTTATTAAATCCTTAATCATACATCTCCATTAATATTGTTTTTGTTTATATTATAATATAAAATTAATAATTTAACAATATTTTTAATTTAATTTTTTCAAACTTTCGTGTGCTGTTATGATACGTCAGCATTTTAAACCAATTAGCAACAGGACTCTTTTTAACAATCTCAACATATTTATCATAAAAAAGCACGGTATTTGCAAAAGACATGTTCTCTTGGGGTAAATTGTATATATCTTCTGTCAAATACCGTGAAGGACTAAAATGAACGATTTTATACTTAAAACGTTTCTTGTATTCAGGTTTATTCAATCTACCCCATACAAGTGCTTGTAAATCGTATGATTTAATGGATTTTTGGTATTCACATGCAAAGTATGCTTGTTCTTGAGTATTGAAAAAATCTTCTTTCCCTTTTGACAATTCAAGGAAACGCTCAAAATTATTGTTTCTCAAATACCTTGTATTCAACATACCAAAACCAAAGTTTATGTATTTTGTAAAGTCATAAGGAACTTCTGGCATTTTAGTATTCAAACAATGTTCAAAACCATAATTCAGCATAAATGGTTCTTGAGTACCACCTAATGCACAATCGGAAAAATAAAAGTTTCTTAATTCAGGTTCAACATTATCAACAAAGATACAGTCTAAATCAACACAAACCATTAAGTCATATTTATTTTTCCATTCGTCAACAAAGTATATTCTCTTGCAGAAAATATCACTTGCTTTATCAGATGTCCATTTGAATGAGTTATATTTTGAATAATCTACTTTAAAAGGTGGTTCTGTCATTGTTGTATAAACAAGTCTAACCAAATCATCACTCATAAATTGAGTACGCTCTTTAACTTTTTGAATACCTTCTTCAGAGCAAATAACAATCCAATCAATAGGTAATGTGTTATGCAGTTTATAAGATGTTATTGTTACAATGAGTAACTCTATAAATTTGTCACCATCACAACTTGAATAGAAACATTTTCTAGCCAATGAAAAACCTAAACTGTAAGGTTTATCGTATTCAAAATATTTCCAATAAAAAGGTTTTAAACAATCATAAGAATGTGGTAATCGTAAATTTAAAGGTTTAAACAATTTACCATTAAAATGTACTGCTTGATATGCTATTGCATTATTAGGTCTATTAGAAGCTAAAAGAAATTGACCATTCAAATCATAAACTGATTTCTTACAAACAACGTACTCATAATTTATAGCATCTTGTTCAAAAGTATTGAATTTGTAATTCCACATTTCAAATATTTCAAGCATTCTCTCAAACATATTTGAAGTTTGTTTGGATTTTCTGAACATGGATAAACCAACGTTATAAACATCACAATCCAAACAGCAATAATCAAAATTATCTTTTACCCATGAATGCCAATATAATTCTTTACAACCACCAAAAGCGCAATTTGACTTTATAAACAGTTCAAAATCAACTTTATCTAGGAATAGAACGTCAGTATCAAAACGGAATAGAACATCGTACTCATAATGAGCATACATGTAATCAAGACATTCAGGTCCTATAAGAACACTTGTTTTCTTTTCGTCACCAAAATTAAATGCAGTTGTAACTGTATTAGAGATATTTAATTTTGAAGTTTTTGAGTTTGAAAAATCAATTACTTCAATATTAGAAAAATCTTTTAAAACTCTTTTTATTCGTTCTATTCCATTATCAAGTACAAACACAACAACTTTAAAGTCATTATAATTTCTAAGTGATTTAATAGTTGTATATAAATATTCTACAAAAGGATAATCAGTTGTTGTGGTTGTATAACTTATTATATTGTATCCCATGTTACAGAATCCATTTCTTCTTTAGTTTTTGCATCGTTTAATTTATCTTTTAAGTTACTATAATCTGAAATAAGTTTATCTCTTTCAGTCATAATAAGTTCGATAATAGCTTTATAATCTTTTTTGTTCAATTCTATTTTTTGGTTTTGAACATCCACAAAATTAACATTTTTGTTTATAATATATAAAGCAACAAATTTATCATAATCATTCAAGTAAAATAAATGGTCTTTATATTCGATATGAGAATTATCCAAAATCCAATGATAATTTTCTTTTAATTCTTTTGCTTTTTGTTGTCTATAAAAGTATAAATCGACTTTTGGTTTTTCTTGTTTAACAGTTGTATCAACAACAAGTTCACCATTATCTAAAGCATTTTTAATTGCAATATCAATTACAGAAGTTGAACCTTCTAAATAAGTATAAGGTATTGTATTATTGCCATCAATAATGGTAACATCAAAACAAAGTTTTCCATCTTTATAACAATTAAATTTTGGATTCTCAAATTTCATAAATATCTCACAAACAATGATAAATATTTTGTATTAAGGATAACGGTTCTTTGATTATCACCCCAATCCCATCCACATCCACAACCGCATCCACCGTCATAATAACTGTTAGACATATCTTCAAATTTAACACAGCCTATACAGTAATATGAACCAGAAGTAGGTGTTTCACCACTGATGATTCCACTATTTTGAATTTGTGATGCTGAATAAGCTGAACGTGGATTGAATGAACCATTAGTCAATATCAAATATAGTTTTCTATCACCCAACGCAAGTTCATAAGGTAAATCGGTTTTTGATAAACTGTCATTAGGTAATCTATCAAAAACTCTTGAAGCAGTTTTGATATATTTATTACCTACATTGTGTTTGAGTACAGTACCAACGTTCATTGTACTCAAATCAAAATCAGAACCTATCCCTTGTGAATATGTTGGGTCTGTAAGTGATACAATTTTAAAGTGTTTTGAAATTTTATCAGAAGCAGACATTAAAGACTCCCCAAAGTATTAAATAATTCAAAGACATTGTTTATTTTACCACCTAAAATTGTATATATATTTCCGTTTTGTCTTATAAAACAAGAGCGTTGTCCTTCAATATAAGATTTATTGCAGAATGTGGAATTTATATATTCTAATTCTATATTAGGTATAAAATTTTCAACTCTTTTAAATGCGTTTATATAATTAGTATTTATAACATCGGTTGTCAAATCAGTTGCCGTCAAAGTTTTGACATCTGAATTTGGTAAACACATTGTGGTAAAATAATTGCCATCAACAACGCAAACTGCAAACCTATCAAAATTATCTTTAAAAAATATTTTTTCTGTATTAACAGTTTTAAAATTTTCTATATTAGGTAAATTAAAATTATTTAAAAGATTAGGTATTTCAGAATAAGTACAAATAAAAACTTTATCAAAACCTTTTAATTGGTCTAAGGATTCTATTTTAGTATTTAAAACTATATTTTGATTAGAAAGAATATTTTTAATTTTATTGAAGTCAAAAGTATATTCTTCACATTCAAATACAGAATCTACATTAGAGAAAAACTCATTTTTAATTTGTTTTGAAGGTAATCCTAACGTTTTAATTGTTCTTTTAAATTCTTCTGTAGAAATATTACTATCATTGGCTATGCAATAATATGACTTAAAATCATTAACGATGGCATCTTTAAACTTTAACATAAAAGGTTTAAAAGTTTTGATACATTGTAATGCTGTTTTGAGATTTCTAGGATACATCATACCTGAGTGTATTCTCATTTGGCATTGTGCTGATGCTTTAGTCATTATATCATTTTCGGACTCAAAAATAGTAACATCATACTTTTTCTGAAGGAATTTCCCGATCATTAAACCGTAAAAACCAGCACCTATAATAGCGACTTTATCCATTGTTCAATTTCGCTTATATTCCAATTATTATAATTTTCTAAAGATACATAATCTACACAAATAGGTATTCCTATAGGATAATGAAAATTACTTATAGGATAATCTAAAAGATTTACCTTTTCATTATTTAACTCTAAAGTTTTATAATCAACATGGATTGAAGAAATATTATTTTCCTTTGAAAAGTCTATCAATTCATTATGAGTTTTTAAGAATTGATTTCCTGTTTTTTCTGATAATGCTTCATATAATAAATCACAACCAAAAAATTTAGCAACGTCAACTAATTCGGTAAAGAATTTTATTGTATCTGCATCTACATTTTTTCTATAACGTAATAAACCAAACATAAGTTTATTACAGTCTAAATCATTCGCTATTTTACAAGAATCTATAAATTCCATTAAAAACTTTTGTCTTTCAGTTTTTAAATCATAATTGCCTCTTACAAGCGATGCAACGCAAGTACAAGGAATTTTTATTTTATCAAAGTTATATAAATTCTCATAATAAAATTTTTTAGAACATTCAAAACCATCAAAATAATCTTGTAGTCTTAAAAATGCTTCAAAATCATCATTAAGAGATAACGAGTTTATTCCTATCATTCCATTCCTTCAAGTAATTTAATTGTTCTTCTTTGTTTAATAAATATTTACCTTTATTACAGTATTTTGAATTTCCTGACTCGATTTCAATATTAGAACCTAATGCTTTAGCAATTTCAGAAACCCAAACAGGTTCTGAAAATCTATTCATTAAGGTAATATTGTTTTCTTTCATAAATTCAAAATCTTTAACCAAATTATCCATGAAGTATAACTGATATGTTATATCCTGCGTTTTTGATATTTTATTGTTTATTATATCATAAATTATATTCTTTTTCAAACCATCACCAAATAGACAGCCAATTCTCATTATTCTTACATTGTTAAATCTGTTTTTGATAAAACTTTCAAATTGAAGTCTATGGATACCATATATTGTTGGTGGTAATTCAGTAAATGCTTCATCGGAAGTTAAATTAGAATTACAGTCTTGTGAAGAAACTAGATAAAACTCATTTGCAGAAGTATAATTTATACTATGAATAATCTTGAGCATATTATTAAAATCTTCTTCAGGATTTTGAATTGCTTTCCATTTTACACCTGGCATACAAGCACAATAAATTTTGTCAAACCTTTTATACTCGATTTTCCATAAATTTTTTGAGTTCACAAGTGTTAGTTCATTACCTTCTTGAGTTAATTGTCTAACAAGATGTGAACCAACAAAACCTGTATAACCTAAAATTGCTATTTTAGCCAATGTAATCCTCCTTTGTAGATTTTTCTTGAGACCATTCAATTTTCTGAGGTTTTATGTTTATGCAATATTTACATATCTCATGTTTTGATTGAACCAAATCAATATATGTTTGTGTATTTAATTTTTCTATATTAATAAAATCATTAACATTATATTTAGTTCCAAATTTTTTATTAAGCGTATCTAAAAATATACAATCACCACAACAATAAATTTTTGAATTCCATAATGATGGAATATTACAAACACATAAGTCTAGTTTATTATCGTTTGAATACGGTTTTACTGTATGTTTCATTAAAGTAAATTCTGTTATCTCTTCAGGGTTCAAATCCTTATTGACAGTAACAGCATTTATGTTTTTGATATTTATATCAAGTGACTTACAAATTTTTTCAATCTTATCGTAGTCTATCGTGGTTTTAACATATTTTGAGTAAACTATACAAATTCTATTTTCAGCTATACAGTTTAAAACATCTTCAAAATCTTCTCTTAATAGGTTTTTTCCATTAGTAAAAATTGTTAAACCAACATAAGGAAATAATTTTCTTGAAAGTTTTAAAATATCAATCAATAAATCCTTTGGATATAAAAGTGGTTCACCACCTGAGAACGTCAAAGTTGCTACTTCTTTTATTTTAGATAATGTGATTAAATCCTTAACTAAAGTATTATAATCGTAATAACCTGGTTTAGAAAGTCCACAAAATCGAGAACAACCTCTACAATTCAAATTACAGTGCTTAGTAAGAATAACATCAAGATGTATCTTCTTTTCTTTAACACATTCTTCTATGTACTTATTCATCTTAATTATAAGGTTCTATTTCAAATTCTTCATAAAGTTTTTGTAATGGTTTTGTCATTTTACCTGATTTAGGAAATTCTAATTTACCACCACAAAGTTTATTCAACTTGTTAAAATTACGTTTTGAAAGCATTTTTGGTTTTTCAACTTCTGAAGGGTGAACATAAGGATATGGTTCTTTCTTATAATACTTAATAAGATTTTCTAACCATTCAATACGTTGCTCTTTTGTAGGTTGTTTTAAAAATCTTGCTGAATTATTAAAAATTTTCCCTTCCAAACAATTATCTTCTCTACATAAAACACCTCTAACAAGTCCGTTACCATTTTCACCATTTAAATCTGATTTTCTATATTTGTGCTGATGATCTAAATACGCTTCTTCTAAAGTTAAAGGTTTACCGCATATTGCACATTTATATTCTTGTTCTTCAAGAATTTTCTGTTTTATTTTTTTAATATCAGAATTTTTAAGATTAATTATGTTTTCTTCCGCCATATTTTCTTCCAAAATAATAACCTAAATTAAGATATTTTTCTATATTTTCTTTTTTAACTTTATGAGATATTTTTAATTCATCATTAGAAAGCCATCTGCTACCAATATTATTTTTTATTATTTTTTCTTTATGTTCTAAACTCATATAACATTTACCTTTATGAGCTAGCGATATTTTCTTTTTTGTTTCTTCTGAATGGTGTTTACCCCATAGTGGATGTTTTTCTTTTTTATTTCCGCATCTTTCGCTAATCTTTTTTAATGTTTCTGCTGAATGATGCCTACCATACATAGGATTCTTTTCTCCTATAAGCGTTGTTCCATTTTTACGTCTTGTTTCTTTTGCTTTATTTATTGACTCTTGTGATATTTTTCTACCCATATTATGTAAACTTATTTTTCTTTTAACTTCTTCTGACCAATGTTCATGCTTTATATGAGAGTCAAATCCAGATGAAGTTTGTTTAGCTATATTGTAAAAATTTTCATTTATATTTACATTATATCTTTCATGCAGTTTACATTCAAAATCTAAAGCTTCCATACGAGTATTAAAATCTTTTAAAACAATATATTTAAAATTTTCAGGATTATTATATTGTTCTTTCATAAAATTTTTATTTTTAGAACATGAAAAATAAGTTTTTCCTATAACATTATAAGGTTCTTCATTACATGATTTACATCCTATATATTTTTTATTATTCAATTTATTAATTATAATATAAACAAAATTATGTTTATATTTTGTATTATAACAAGCGCTCATAAAACACCTCTAACAAGTCCATTACCATCAACACCGTTTTCGTCGGATTTACGATATTTGTGCTGATGGTCAAGAGTTATTCTATCATTTTCAGATATTGTTTTACCACACAAAGGACATTTATATCCTTGTTCTTCAAGAATTTGTTTCCTTATTAAAGGTATATCTTTGGTTTTCAGATTTTTTAAGTTTTCCATTTTTGAAAATTACTCAACACTGAATTTCATTAACATTGGTTCTGTAGTTTTATGTAATGGTGAAATAGTTATTGCATAACGATTCCAAATAAAGCATACAATATTCCCAGTTTCATAATCTTTAGTCATTCTTATTTCATTTACATAAGGACTAAATACTGCTGATTCTCTACCAGTTCCTAATGTATCTTTCAGACCAACATAAATTTCAGTATCAGTTGCATCAGGATTTATATACCAATCAGTTAAACCCGATTTACCAATAAATAATGATGTTCTATCAGCTAATTCAGAATTATGTAAATCCGCAAAAACGGACATAATGCTTGCACCTAAAGAATAAGGTAAAACAACAAAAGCATCATAAGTTCTGATATGCTGACTATTCATTTCGAGTACACATTGTTGTACTTTATAAGATATTTCTCTCCATACAATATCTGGCATTGTTGGTTCTGATAATGAAATATTACTTGTAACAACAGAATTAGTTTTTAGGAAATTTATTGTTTTGGCATTCTCATCATCATTTGCAATACCTTTAAGATAATTTGCAATACGAACCAATCCATCTTCGCCATGTTGCGATTTAATATCTTCTAATGCTTCTGCTGTTATTTTTGTTTTTATCACTGAATCAGGATAATCAAAAACTTCAACTTCATTTCTTAAAATAGTAATGCCATCATGGTTTGTTGTTGCAATATTGAATAAAGCACCTGTAGGTCCATGTATATCTGTAACTGTAAAAATTTTTCTACCTAATGATGGCAATTTAGTTTGCTGATAAATTCCATTTATAGATAAGTTTTCATCAGTTACGGCAACATTAGGTGCAAATAAATCTTCATTAATTCTTTTCATTTAAGTTTAAATCCCTTATAATAGATACCATCGCATTTTCTAATTTAGAAGGTTTGTCTTTCTGAATATAAGCACAAGATACTTCTATGTTAACCTTATCATTTTCAGAAATAATTCCTTTATCGACACCCTTTTGAAGTAAATCCATAAATTCTTTTACGGTCATCTTTTTTCCTTTTAGAAATAAACAAACAAACTATTTTCTCTTATAGAGGTTTTGCGATCTTTTAAAAACGATCTAGCCAGAATACAATCATCAACACTATAAAATACAAGTTCAATACCTTGCTTTCTAGGTATTTCATTTTTAATTTTAAAACCTTTTTTGATTAAAATATCAAACATTTTTAAAAAACCCATTAAACATTGTTTTTTATATTTATATATAAATAAAAATCATTTTTATTAGGGAGAAAATTATAATGGCAAATGAAATTTTATCAAATGGTATTATAAAAATAGAAAAAGGTTCAAGATTATGGTATGATGAGATTACCGAAAACTTTGAAATTATAAACAATCTCATAACTGATGTAAAACAGAATATTCAAAAAATTCAAGCAAATAAAGATGTTAATGATATTCAAGAAGATAGTTTGACAAATCTTTCTACAAGAATTGATACTCTGTCTAGTGATTTAGATAATTTATCTACTGCATTACAAACTTTAAGTGATGATTTAGAATCCTATAAACAAGAAGTTGAGGATGCTGGTTATCTGACAGAAGTTTCATGGAATGACGTTCAAGATAAACCTACACTAGCGAGTGTCGCTACAAGTGGTGATTATTCAGATTTATCAGGTACACCTGAAATTCCTACTAAGGTATCTGATTTAGATAATGATAGTGAATTTATTTCAAGTGTTTCATGGAATGATGTTCAAGATAAACCTAACGAATTTACACCTGATGCTCATACTCATGCAATTACTGACATTACAGATTTGGATACCGAATTACAAGCAATTAAAGATAGACTTAATGCTTTAGAAGGCAATTCATAGTTTTACTCATTTTTACAATATTTTAAGGATCCTTAATTGGATCCTTTTTATTTCATAAAATATATGTTAAATTATATTATGTTAAATTATTACTAAAAAATATAAAAAGTACAAAAGTACAAAAATTAAAAAATCACCATTGATATGTTTTTATTAATTTTTTCTATATAATAGAAAAAAATCATTAATCTATTTAAAATAAATTAATGATTTTTATAAGTGTTTTTTAAAAAGGAAATAATCTAAACTTCAAAATTATTCAAAATAGGATCTATTTTAACTGAACGTTGTGAAGATATTTCAGGTATTTTAGGTTTATCTACAATTTCGGTATTTGTAGCATTATCAGAATGAATTATTTTATCTCTAGGATTTATTTGTTCTTTAATTTCTTGTACGTCTTGTTCTTTAGAAACAGTTTGTGTTACAGAAGAACCATCTGTAAAATCAAGATGTAATTGTTTAATATCCTTAGTACAAGTTAAATGAAGTTCAAACATACTTAAAATTCCTCATTCAACATTTCTTGTGGAACTTCTGATGGTTTTCTTTCTGTTTGTACCCTTTGTACCGAATCAAAAAGCATTACTTCTTTAGGTTTTATTTCTTTTACTTCAATTTTAGGTTTCGTTTTAGTTTGTATAGAATTATCATTACCTTGAAACTCTATACATATTTTCTCTATTTTTTGGTTTTCAGGAATATCTTTAATCTCAATAATCATAACACTAAATACCTCATTTTTTCAATTTCATTATAGTATAAAGGTAATTTCAATTTACCATTTTCAAAGTATGGTGTAAAATCAAATTTAGCCAATTTATCTTTACCCATTAAAACTCTATAGTTAAATTCAGTTTCAAACCTATCTAATTTTTCATTATCTTTTTTAGAGTAAAAGATATCTTCACGTTTGATAAAAACTCTAATAAGTTCGCTCGTTGTTATTGCAAAACGTACTCTATTACCTAAATATTTTCCTAAATACCATATTCTAGCATTTTCGTCAAGTGAAGATAATCTTTCTAAATCATTTTTAGAATTTACTTTAAAAACCCATGCTTCTTTATCTTTGATATCTTCAAAATAATCATTTATGATGTATTTTTCAGCGAAAACACCTTGAGAATCCAAACGTCTGTAATACTTATAACGAGTAAAATCAATCAAAGAGTTTACTTTAGAAACAAGGTATCTTTCTTCGGATTTTGGACAAACATCATAATTGACCATAATTGGTTTTTGGGGAATATCAATATACCAATTAAAAGAACCCGTTGTAGAAAGATATTCTTTATATTTAATACCATTATTTTTCAGTGCTGTTAAACACTGATTATAAAAGTTTACATCATAATAATTATCTATACTTATTAACATCAAAAATCTTCCAAACTAAAAGAACCCATTGTAAAATTCAATGGTAAATTTAATGCTAATTTTCCTAAACCACAATCATTCAGATATTTAACAAACTCATCGGAATTTTTACCATTTATTTCGGTTTTAGCATTTATATAATTTTCAATGGATTTATTATAGATATTTGTTGGAATATAATCATCAAGAACCAATCGTTTGTTACGTTCATAGTTCTCACGATATAATTCATTAGAGTCTAAAAATTCGTCAAGTTTACCTTCATTAAGTATTTTCTGAATTTTAGCAGGTCCTAATCTAGGTTGTTTCCAAATATCTTTATGTCCCCACCTATCAAATACTTCAAAGGTTTCTTCAATAAGATCTTGATCATCATAAGATAATTCATTGTACTCTTTAGGTGTAAAATTCAAACCTTTTAAAAGTAAATGATTTTTAAAGGCAGTAGTAAATTCTGTATGTTCTGTAATTCTAGGAACATCATCAGCGGTATCACCTAATATGATATGTTCTTGTAACCACAAATCCATATTTCCACCTTTTGTTTCAGGTGTTATCCATTTTCTTGTTAAAGGTGAATACTGTTTAACATTACCATGTCTTTGTGCTTGTATCATATCTTTATCAGCACTTATAATCAAAACATTCTCTTTTTGAGCATATTGTTTTGCAAGACAAAGAATAACATCATCAGCTTCTGCTGTTTCTACAGAAACAACTTTATATGGTGTGTTTTCTCTTAATTGATTAACGAGACCGTTTATATCTTCAAATACTTCATTATATGGAATATTTGATTCCTCACGTCCTTTAGCTCTAGAACCTTTATAACTTTTTAAATGTTCTTTACGCCAATTTCCACCTTTAGTATTATCAAGACAGAGTGTCATAGTACCATAAGTGTATTGATATTCTTGTTGAATATTGAATAAACTATCTAGCAAAAAACCTTTTGCAGTTGGCATAAAATCTTTTAATAGATATTTACCATCTTCTTGAATTTCAGGTTGACAAGCTGTTATAGAACCATATAAATTTTGGCAAAAAATTCCGTTAAAATCTACTAATATCATAAAAATCCATTTAATAATTATTTTAATTTATTTATTATATAATAAAAACACATTAAAGTAAAATTTTTATAACCTTAATGTGTTTTCCATCATACTTAAATAATCAATATATTATAGTTTAGCTAAAAAATCTGCTAAATCATCACTTTGTTTAGGTGTAGAATTAACTTCAGGTTTAGGTGTTTCTTGTTCAACCTTAACATCAATTTCTGGTTTAGCTTCAACCTTTTCAGAAGTTTCTTCAATTTTAACTTCTTTGGTTTCCTTTGCAGTTTTAGAACCTATTCCAAAAGTACCACGGCAAATTCGCTCTAATTCTTTGTACAGATCGTCATAACTCATAAAGTTTTCAGGTTTCTGTAAATCAGATAAAGAATAAGTATTATTTACAATATCATCATAACACTTTTGTTTTGCTTCGTCACTTAAAGGTCCATAAATTGTATTACCATTAGGTAATTGCATGAAATCTGAATTATCATAAGATATAAATCCTGTATCGGCTTTATAACATTTTAAATTCATTACCCAACCTTTTAATGGATTGAAGATTTCCTTACGTTGCATACCCATAGCAATTTCAGCATCAGTTAATGTCAAGACATCTTGAATTTTCTGAGCCATTGTTTTAGAAAATGCGTAAAGGAAAATTTTACCTTCATTTTCAGGGTGTAATGGATCTTTAATTACCTTGATATTGCAAATCCACTTTTCCTTAGGTTTAAATTGTTTTGCAATATTTTTATCTTCATTGTAATGATTGATGTAAGTCTCTTGGAACGGACAAGCTTTACCGATTGATTTAGGTGACCATTCGTTAATCCATTGTTTAGAACCATTCTTTTCAAGAGTTGTTTCGATTTTATACATCTTGATAATAAAATGTTTATTCTTATCAGGAACTAAAGCAATAATTGCTTGACCATTAGAATTTTTATCTTTATCGAGTTTATAAAATCTTTCGTCAGTATATGATTTTTTATCGCTATCAAAAGGATTAGAACCAATAGCTTCGTTCATTTTATCAAAATCAAAAGCATCTGTACTAAATTCATTCATATTTCAATTTTCCTTATATAAAATTATTCTTCAACAGTTTTACCATTAATTACTAAAGTAAATGTTTCGGTGTTTAAAATGATTCTGTAAGCATTTTTGGTTTCATTATATTTAACTTTCAGAGTATATGTTACCTGAGGTAATTTAGATAATGTATCCAAAGGAATTGCAATTTTGAAATTCTTTGTTGCAACTTCATCTTTCAAAATCTTAAATGAGTTTGAAGATTTTTTGAAATTACCAATCTGAGTTAATGATAATTCGGTTGTTTCACCACATGAAATTAAAGCACAATCTAATTCAGAAAATACAGAATGAGCATTTTTCAATTTTCTGATATTTTCATTTGTGAGTTCCATTTCAAGAACTGTTGGGAATGTATCATTCTTATCAAATTGTTCTTTCTTAAATTCAAATTGACTCAAAACATCAAGTGAAGTTGTTAGATAACTGATAGAAGTTGTATCATCAGAAATCTTGATAACGTTATCTTCAAGTGATATTTCAGCACCATCTTCAAAAAGATTGAAAGCATTTAAAAAGTTTGATAGATTATAGAAACCTATAGGATTTTCAAAACCATCGGTATCAAATTTACTCAAATCAAACATATAAGCAATATCAGCACTTTCTGTTTTGCCTGTTGTAATAGGATACTTCAAAACAACAGAATTGGTAATATTGTTAATCATTTTCAAAAAATTTACAGTTTCAGTATTAAACATTTTTAACCTCATTAATATGTTTATTAAAATTATATAATATAACAATTATTAATCATTGTCAACAACAATTTTATTCTTTTTTATCAATTCCTGTCCAAACATAGCTTGACCAATAGAATTGTAATACTCATAATTAGATTTAGGAACTAATATTTTATTACCCATGTACTCACATGAAGTAAAGAATGATGAACCACCACCTGATAAAAAGATATAATCACATTTATCAAGTATGTTACCATATTTGGTTTCAACTAATTCAAGTAATTCTTTGATGTACTCTTTTTTAATTTCAAGAATCTCATCAGTATAATTGAATAGTTGACTTCTGAGTTTATATGTATTAGAGTTTAAAATTTCTTTTGCTTCATGAAGATTTATTTCTCGATTATGTTTTTCCTTTATAAGTTTTGAAACTTTAGAAGCAATCTTCATTATTCCTTCGTGTTCAATACCTTCAAATACGGATGCTGATGTTTTACCATCAATAACTCTAAACATATCTAAAGTATTGAAACCAATATCAACACCGATATATGAAGATTTACCCGTAAATTCTGTTTGTGGATTAGGAAAATCACAACCGTATTTATCAATACAAAGTTTTGAACCAGCACCTTGCGGAATAACAAAAACATTCTTAAATGTAAGTCGTTTATCATTCACTTCAAATTCGGTTAAAGCGTCCTTGAAATAACCACTATTAAGAATTTGTGCTTTTGAAAGTCCCGTTACAATAACATCAGGAACTATTTCACAAAGTTTAATTGCATGTGCCAACAACAAAGGTGCATAATATTCAAGATTTTTGTATTCAATAATATCAATCAAACACTCAGAAGGTAATGCTAAACTATCAGCACCAACATAATAGGAATTACCTTTATATGTGTAAATTTTTGGATCTCTAATATGTTCATTAGATTTAGTAATACCTATAGTAGAACTAAATTTAAACTTCTTTAAGAGATTACCATTTTCATTAGACAAAATTACTTTTGTATCTCCAAATCCAATATCAATACCAAGTATATTCATTTTTATTTCCTTTACAAATTACCATTCTTCATTTACTTCTTTTGAAGTATTTGTCTTTTTAGTTTTTTTGCTAAAAACATATTCTTTTGCAGATTTAATAAAATTATCTAAATCTTCATTTAAAGCATACTCATATATTTTTTGCATTTTTTTATCTAATTTTGTTTCACCGTTTAAAACATCCAAATAATATTTTCCATAAGAACCTATATTTTCTGTATTATACCATGACCATATTGAGCTATCCTCAGGAAAATATTTAAAAGTAAACATAACTTCTTTTTTATGCTTTTCTGATAAAGTAGAATGTTTTTGATCTGTTTGAAAAGCAACTGTATAAAAATTATTTATCACTAAAGGTGTTAATCTATTTTTAAGACAAGAAATATTAAATGCTATATCACTAGAAGTGAGTGGAACGTGTTTAACTTTATGTTCACTTAAAACTTTTCTATTGATAAACATTACAGAACCTTCCCAAGCATAATCATAGATAAAATCAGCTTTATACTTTTTTCTAATTTCTGTTCTCGATAAAACTACAAAAGGTGAAACGATACACCAATTATCTAAAGTTGAAATTTTTTCTTGCATTTTATCAATAAAAGTTTTAAGATCGACATTTTCAAGTTTATTATTTTCTCTTATATAATGTTGATCACCACAATCATCATCTATACTTATATAAGTATCAATACCTAATGAAGTCATGTAGTCAAATATAAAACATCTTTTTGTAGACAAATCAGTTCTTTTAACATTGTACTTTTTAAAATCCCTTTCTATGTTTATCTGTACTACTTTAACATTAGAAGGTAATTCAAGTTTATCATAACCTGATTCTTTATAATCAAAGTCATAGACAAACAGATAAACATCATCAAAAGTACTTAATTGAGAAAATAATTTTTTAGTTATTTCTCTATTCTTATAAGAAGGAATACAAACAGGTAACATATTAAATCCTATATATCAGCTATACTGAAGTTATTTTCTAAAATATATTTTTTTCTAGGTGTAGAGTCATTACCGAGCCATTCACCTAATGAAATATCAGCACCTTCAAAGTCAATTATATTTATCATTCGATCAAGTCCATCAATTTCAATAACGTGCTGTAAATCAGCTTTTTCCCATGAACCTAATCCTTTGAAGTAAAATGATTTTTCACCTTTTTTACATTCTAATTTTTCTGATAATGAATAAACCCAACGTTGGATTTTTTCATTCTTGAAAAAGGCAATAATAGGTGTATGAAGTATACCTACACGAGTTTCATAATTAGGTAAATATCTATGAATAAATCCACTAAGCAATGCTCTGATATGCAAACCATCTAAATCTTCATCAGTAGCAAAAACAATATACTGATAATTCTCATTTTTGATTATTGCATATAATGTAGATAATTCTTTATTTGCAGTAAACTTTTGTTGGGAAACATCCCACGCATTTAACGGTTTACCTTTAAGTAAATAATATCCACAATCTTTTAAACCAAACGCAGGCATTAACGAACCTAGTGCAGATTCACCTTCACAAATCATAAGATAACGTTTATTACAGTTACTAGGAATATATTTATCAGTTTTTATTTTTTTAGCAGGTTTATCAATTTTCTTTAATTCTTGTTTGCGCTTATATTCTTCTTTAATTTTAAAAATGTCAATAATAGGATCTATTATATTTTCATTTTTAAGTAATCTTTTAAGAATATTATCCCATGAAGTTGAACCTGTATAAGTATATAATTCTGTTATGGTATTTGTTAATTTTTCCTTTGTTTGAGAAGAAAATTTAGCATTTGTAAAATCTTTTAAAAAGCAAACAAGCATTATTTTATTCTTAACATCAGATTTTCTTAATTCTTTATATTTTTTTAATAATTTATTACATATTTCACCAGAAATCCAATTACTTATATAATCCACATGAGATCCACCATCTTTTGTATAAATGCCATTCACAAAAGAATAATGTTCAAAATCTTCTGAAGCTAAAATTGCATATTTGTAATGCTCACAAGAATCAAATATTTCATAAGGTTTACCAAAAAGTTTTAAATACTCATTAAAATTTTTTAATTTGATTTTTTCTTTATTAAATATAAATTCAATTTTTGGAAAACTTATATTTAAGTTTATTAAACGTAACTTGATAATCTGCGAATATACATCACTTATTTCAGTTATTCTAAAACGTTCTAAATCAGGATAAAATTTTACATAAACTCCATGACCTTGTGATTTTTTAACTGTATCAACATAAGAACTAGCATTATCTTTAAATGTTATTTCATAACGGTTTTCACCATCATCGGATATTGCAGTAAATTTTTTTGACCATACATTGGTACAATATGAACCAACACCGTTCATACCGATATGTTTACGATTTTCGTCATTATCGAAGTTAGATCCTGACATCGCATAACCCCAACAAAGATAAGGAAGATATTCTCCTTCCTCATTTTTCTTTACAGGTATACCAGGTCCATTATCAATAACTTCTACATAGGTATCGCTGATATTTACTTCAATTCGGTTACATCCTTCAAAATTGGTTTTGATAGCGATATCCACTGAATTATCAATAATCTCATTTATGATTTTTAATAACCCAGGGACGTATGTAACATCAGCTTTATGAATGGTTTCATCGAGAATGTATTCGGAACAAGTAATATCATTACTTGCACCGATATACATATTTGGTCTTTCAAGTATATGTTCTCTTGAAGTTTTCTTTTTGTATGTTTCCAACATATTTTAAAATCCAATAACAATGTTCATTTTTATATTATTATTATATAATAAAATTATTTAAAAATCAATTTTTATTTTTCCGTTTTAATCATACTAGAATCTTTGATTTAATCTTTGATTTGTTTTAGTGTTTTGAAGTTTTTCAAATTCTTCATCGCTCAATAATGATTTCTGAAAATCTTTTAAAAGTTCTGCTTCTTTATTTTTCGCACTTATAGGCCATTCTCTTTTATCAGGATATCTTTTTGACATATAGTTAATATATTCGATATATGCAGATTTTTTATTCTCTATTTCGGTTTTCTTTTTCTTGCCTTCAACTTCTAATTCTTGTAAACGAACTTCATGCTCTTTTTCTAAGCGTTTCTTTTGATTTTCTCTCCAAGTTTGAATATCCTTTTCAACTCGTTTACGTTCATTATTTCTTTTAGAGTTTTCATTTTCTTTGGCTTTATTATAATCTTCTGTAGCTTGTTTTATAGCTTTATCTAAATCGGCAATTTCAGCTTTATAATCTTTTATTTTCTTTTCATTACCAAATCCATATTGGAGTTTTTCGATTTCTTTTTGGTATTTTTCTTTTGCAGAAGTTAAAGAGTCTAAGTTTTGTTTATTAGCAGTTGTAATATCTCTATATGTTTTGCAAGCACTTTCAATTTGATTTGCATAAGGACCATCATCTAAATCAATCTTCTTTAAATTACTATTATAAGCTGCTTCAATAGAATCCTTTTTATCTTTGTTTTCGTTATCTACAGTTTTGAGTTTTTCTTTTATTTTTTTATCAAACTCATCAAATTTAGCATCTTGTTCATTTTGTTTCTTTTGTTGTTCTACAGCGTTATCACCTATTTTTGAAAGCGAGTCAAATTTTGCACCTTCAGGAAATAATACTTCTAAAAATTCAGATAAAGAATCCATTAACGACTTGAAATTTTCAGCACGTTTTTCTGCATTTTCTCTTTCTGCTTTCTTTATACGATCTTTAAGTTCTTCTTGTTCTTGTTCAACTTTAGCTTTGTCTAGTGCTTTTTTCTCGTCATAGCTAATAATATAATCACTAGAATTTAAAACTTCATCACTTGCATTTGTAGGATCTTTTAAAGCATTTTGTTTATCTTTTTTGCGTTGTTCG